GTTCTGCAGATAATGTTGGTCCAGTATGATTCCTCATATCAAGATAAAGACAGAACTCTCTGTTTAGATCTGGATTGCTATAATATATATTTTTATTTACTTTACTTTCCTTTTGTCGTTTTTCTGTTGCAGAAATATCTTTTTCTGTTGCAGAAATGCTATTTTGTGGTGCATTTAATAAAGGTTGACCGTTTTCATCAATCAACCAATATTTACTTCTATCGACTTTGTTCCTAACAGTCACTTCTTTATAGCGTCGCTGAACTCCAACAGAGGTAATAACATTTTGATTCAGGAGGTCTTGATCGAAAAGACCTATCTCCGCACAATAATGAATTACTTGTAACACAAAGTCTTTTTTCTTTACCCAGCGGTTACCAATGGTTTTGATTATTTTTACCGCTAACTGCTCCATTTTAGGCACTTCCAGGTAATATCCTTCATGATAAATCATGCATAGAACAACATCATAGATGGTCTGTCCTAATGGACCATATTCGTTCATCAGATCCATGATGTTAAAATCGTCGTAATAATCGACATCTTTAGGAAAGTAATCTAGTCCTGTTTTGGGTTTACGGCCCATTAGAACACCGCCTTTCCTCTATAATATTTCTGCTATCTCTACTTCAACTCGTGGGTCCTCTGTATAATGCTTTTCCATATGCAGCGTTACCACCTGCGTATCATCTCTGTATGCTAATTTATTCAATGCATCCAGAACGCTTTTTGCAATGTTATCAATGTCTGGTTTCTTCGTTGGAAACATAAGATCTTCCAACATCTGCTGTTTCTTTTTCTTGCTTGTACTCTTAACGATCGGATAATAAGCTATGATCGTTACTTTTAAAGGCTGTCCGTCATTAAAAATGATGTTGTTTGATTCCTGCCTGTAACAGCACTTGATCAAATTCTCATATAACATAGTACCTTCTGGCGTATATGAGGATGTTCCACCTTTTTTACTACGGACAGTTCTTGCCCTGGCTTTTCCTTTCGGTTCACCAGGGACTGTAAATCTAACTGTCTCCATAACTGCTACCCGATGATCGTGATCACTTTTAACAGTTCTTCCGGTAAATTCTCTGTTAAATATTTCTTGATAGCATCTACTGCTTCATACTTCCAGAGACCACCATCAGCTTCAACAAGTTTGAATAATGGTTCTCCGTTAGAACCTTCACTGATTCGGAAGATGAATTTGCTTTCTGGCTGTTCTACTTCCAAAAATGTACGATATGGACGAAGTGTTACCGGATTCGGTACGATCACATCTTCTTTTCCTGCAATGCCTTTTGTGATCGTAGCTTTCTGGCTGACTCCATCATCTCCATAGTTGGCCACTGTTTTATTTTCTACATTTCCAGCAACTGAAAGAATCAGTTCTGTTTCATCACTCTGTTTAAAGGCAGTCTGCATGTTGATTACAAACGCTTCCTGATCATAGTAATGATCGAAATCAAAACCATTTGGATTTGTACCTACGCGGAATAATTCTTCTCGATTTCTTTCCTGTGTAAGACCAGATAGTAATCTTACTCTTGTTGGAGATTCTACGTGAATGATCATAGATTCTCTTAACTCTTCACTCTTTCCACTGATATAATCGATCAGTGAATTAAGACTTGTAGCTGTCAATGGTTCTGCAAACTCTTCTCTGTCATATCGTGACATAGATTTATCGCAATAAGTCTTTCCTGCGATTTCTACAACGTGTGGCTCTCTTGCACTGTCTGTCAGTTCTTCGATCTTTTCGATTGCTTCTCTTAAAAATGTATTATCCATTGTTATGTATCCTCCTGTTTTATGCCTGTTTTGCTTTTCTTAAATCAATCACTTTATTGCTTGGTTCGTAGATCTCTCCAGTATCCGGATCAAAAGCTTTCGGTGTTTCATCTTCTTCCTGGTCGATCACATCATCAACATTCATCTGACCAGGAATCTGGTTAAAGATTTCAACCGCTTCAACCTCTCCGGTGTGAAGATCTCTGCCCATACTCAGTGCTGTTGTAGCTCCAAGTTCTGGTGCAAGACTTAACTTCGTTTCAACTGTAGTTGATACAAAATTTCTCTCATCGTTTGGACGAAGAGAGATTGATACATTAATCTTTCTTACCTTCTGTGCATCTGTGTTGGGATCCTGAATGTTTTCAGTGACTTTTTCTAAAGCCTTATTGAGCTGTACTGAAAGCTTCCCTCCTGCAAACTCCTCTAAATTAAAATGTTTCATTGTGTCTCCTTTCTTTTATTTAAAGAACTGCTGTAGTTCTTCTTTTGTTGTTTCTTCCTGCGGTTCCTGTTTCTCTGGTTCTGTCGTTTCCTCTACTGCTTCCTGCAGATCCTGATCTGCTACAATATTTTCTTCTGAAACTGTATCTACATAATCTTTTGTTCCATCTTCATGGATCACCGCCATATCAGATTCCATTGCATTCTGCATATCAATGCTCATGATTCCCCATTTACTGATCAGCTGGCGAAGCATTGTCTTATAAGCCATTCCATCAAAATCTTTCTCCCAGAATGTATATCCTTTTTTTGCTACATACCCTTTGGAATACTTTAATGCATGTGCTTCCATTTTCTTTTTGGACCAGTACATAGCTTTTCGGAAACCGTTTGTATATTCAAACATTGCATAGTATCCGATCGTCTTTGCTTCTTCCCTTACTTCCTCATCATCGATCAGATTTACTTCGATTTCTTCATTCAGTGGATCAAATCGAACCAATTCCCCATCCTTAATTGCCAGAACGTTTAGTTTTTTGTACTGCCCTGAGCGGATCGCTAACTGAATGTATCCTTTATAACCAAGCTGAAACTGTGCTTCTTTACATCCTTTTTTGTTGTTTCTGAATGGAACCATGTAATACTGTCCAAGCTGTGGTGATGGAGAGAGTTTTAAAGACTCTCCAAGTAGTGCAGCACTTAAGATTGATGGATTTGTACATTCCTGTAAATCTGAATTAACCTGTACTGCAGACACAATAGAAGCAATGAAACGATCTCCGTTTTTACCACCGACCACATTATTAATCTGATTTTTTACAGCATCATTTGTAAGATATGCCGTTAATCCTGTTTTCTGCTGTCTTTTTGCCAAACTGTTTCCTACTGCCATGCTACATTTCCTCCTGTTTAATAATTTCAAAATCTTCACATGCTTTTTTTAAGATGTTTAATTTTGCGTTTGCTTCTTCAAAATTGTGTTCTTTTACAACGCATCGAAACGTGATTGCAAGTGTTCTTTCTCCTGATCTTGTTTTCTGAACTGGTACTTCTGGCACTTGATCAGTTGGTTTAATTTCTTCTTTACCAGCAGATGCAATCTTCTTCGCTTCTTCCTCTAACTGCTGTTTCTTTTGTTCTTCTTCCTGTCTCTGCTGCTCTTCAAATAAAGCTTTCTTTTTCGCTGTCTCTTCTAACTGCTGCTTTTTGTTTATTGCTGCTGTTAGATCAAAGTTTTTTAGGTACTCTTCTTTCATCTCGTATGCATAAGGACTCGTATCTGCATTGATCACTACCAGATCGTTATCGACCTTATCTCTCATCTCTGTGATCTCATTTGTAATTGACTTCAATGTCGTTGACACATTTAGCCAGGATTCCTTAAAGATCTTGTCAAATGTCACAATATCAACTAAACCGCCGATCGTTTTTGCATAGATCTCTTTAACCTTTTCAAGTTTTTCTTGTCTGATAGCTTCATCGTATCCTTTAATCTGATCATCGATATTAGCCACTGCTTGATTCACGATAGAAACTAATTCTTTTTCCTTTTCTTCAAAATCTGTATACGGAATCATAACTTGTTTCTTGATCTCTTTTCTTTTATCTTCTAATGCTGCAATAAACTTTCGTAGAGCTGCACGATCTTTTTTAGCTTCTTTCATTTGATCAGGAGTATAAACAAGACTCATATAATCATTTGCCTTGTTTGTGATCTCGCTTTTTAACTCTTCAAAGTTCCAATCAATCTTTTGTAAGAATCCCTCTTCCTGTGGATTGTATATCTTAAGTTCCATACATTTCTTCTTTTTATATTTCCGGAAGGATTAAATGTGGCTGTTGCCTTTTTTCGACTTTCTGCCAGAACTCTTCTTCCGCTTGTTTTAATATCTCAATATCTTCTTCTACATCTGATCGCTCAATATGATAATCTTTTGTCTCCAGTCTGATCTGGCCCTGCCATACTGATTTAAGTTGTGCTCTCAGTTCAACAAACTCATATTCAGTAACTAACAGATAATGCAACACCTGTATGTAATAGTTGTCCGGAATCTGATCTCTCCATTTTTCTCTCTGCATGCTTTGCAAGATATTAGTTGTCTTGATTTCTAAGATTCCTTTGCGACCATCCTGATCGGTCAGTTCTCCATCTAAGGATGCATGTGCCCATGGATACTTTTCATTCCGGATCATGTTGTCTCCGAAGTATTCAACCTTGTATTCTGGATGATCAAGTGCAAACAGCAATCTAAGCAATGGCTCTGCATCATGCCCATACTTCACATAGTCCTTATCCGAAATATCTGGAGCTGTTCCCTGCCCTGTCTTTTCTAAATACAGTTCTATATTGGTTTTATATGGATTGAGTCCTAATACCGCAGATGCATCAGATCCACCGATTCCATGTCTGGCATTTAACCAGGAATCAAAGGAATCAAACTGGATCCGTTTGATTCCTTTGCTAATCTTAATCTCCTGCATCTTTAAACCTCTTTCCTAATTCTTCTAATTTAGGAAAGACAAGATCAAACTGTTCTTCTGACATTTCACAAAACTCAATTCCTGCATTTCCATACTTCTCTCCAATGATCAAAGCATTTCCAAGAATCGGGTATCCATGGCGATCTGTCTCATACAGCCATGAAGCTATCTTATTTAATTTGATTTCATCGCAATGAAAATAAAATTCTTCATCAACCAACATGCTTACTTTTGATCCCGGCACATTTTTAATCTCAATTCCTGCACCGATCTCTGTATATAATCTCTTGGGCTGTACGTGTTCAATTAACTCACATCTGTTTCCAATGTGTTCTTTCAACTTTTTCCATGATTTAAGTCCCTCATCTGGATATTCAAGTTCTTTCACATCATTATTTGGTGTGATCAAGATCATTTTTCCCATTATCATTTTCCTCCTTTGTGATCTCAGATTTAACACTTCTTCCTAAGAATGATTCGATATATTCAGAAATTCCTTTGTCATAGTCAGTTAATCCTTTTTCTAAAGCATCTGAAACCGCTCTTAAAACTGGCACGATAAACACCGATGTATGTTCTGAAATTGGATTGACATATCCAAGAACTTCTGTTACTGCCTCTTCTGCCATATCTTCCAACACTTTGAACGCTTTATCTTCGTCTCCTACTTCTGCAAATCGACAGCTCTTGATTACCGCATTGTCGCATTTCGCTAAAAATTTATCTTTCATGTTTGTTTCCTTCCTTAATCTGTGGTATAATTTTCTCTGAACTTTTATTTGTGTGCCTAACGGAGTTGCTGCTTTGTGGGCACCTTTTTTTGTATCCTGTTGTCATTGTTCTGTTCCTCTCTCATTGATGTATTTCATTCCTAAATACCCAATGATATAAAACACACCAAACAGCATCCATTCGCCACCGAATGCAAAATATCCTCTTGCTTCAATAAGCTCTGGAATCATCAAGGTTGCTGTTGATCCAGCAAACAATAATCCAATGATGTGGCAGATCACCATCCTTTCAATCTTCTTTCGAACCTTGTTCATTTTTCTCTGACGATCAATCGCCTTCTGAATCTTTTTCTTTGATTCTACGAAACGATCTTCGTATACCTCGTATCTTCGTACATTTTC